GAAGCTGCAGAGAAACAAACAACAACACCTACACCAACAACAACACTATCTCACGACCCAAACATAGTGGGGCTATTTCAAATATATAGCAAAGCATGTATTGAATATTTCAAGACTTTAGACAAAAATGATATCATTCAAGAAGACTATTCAGGTCTTACATCGACAGAGACGCCTGAAATGAGCGCGGAAGATATTAAGACACAAGCGGAAATCGATCAACTATTCATGCGTTCGATTCACGTGAAAGAACCTACGACGCTAGATAAATTCGTAAAACGTAGCACAACCGCGCCGAAAGAAGACCCAATTCTACCAAAACAAAAGGACATTAACTTAAGAGATCCTGCATTGAAAAATAAAGGTATTCGTAAAAAGAAAAATATCACCAATAAATATGAAGAAGAATCAAAAACAAAAAACACGGAGGGTGAGGCAAATAAATAATAAAACGAAACGACGCACTCCAGGTAAATTATTTAAACCGGTGCAATGCAGTCCGAACCCAAAAAAAATGGACTTTACTTGTTATACCGAAGATGACTTGTACAAGCTTCGGAATTTGTGGAATGTACGACACCCAGATGCCGCGATTAAAAGCAACGATTTAAAAACTATTTGGACGCTTTTACAACAGAATCTACAAAATGTATGCAGTAAGGAATCTTGTTGGTTGAATCAAAAATTCGTAGATGGCAAATCGAGCAAAGACATGACTGCATCATTCGCACCGATGGCGCCTGCATCTTGGAAGAGGAAGCCAAACGAATGGCTATCTAGCACGGACATATTGAAAGTCATGAAACAATACGAAAAGGCATATAAATGTTTTGAATTTATGGGACCAAGTCCAATTGATTATGATACAAAACAAATGTACGGCGAGTGCGTTTGGCAAGAATTATGCGAATTTAATTTACAGGAACAGATTAATAAGGGCAAAACCAAGATTGGTGTAAGCTTCAATTTAGATCCACATGACAAGGGCGGATCGCACTGGGTGAGCATGTTTATTAATATCAAAAAACGAACAATCTTTTATTTTGATAGCGCTGGAGAGAAAATCCCTCCCCAAATAATGAAATTTGCAAATACGATTATAACGCAAGGCAAATCACTCGGGATGAATTTTACATTTGACCAGAATCACCCGGTAGAGCATCAATATGGGAATACAGAGTGCGGTATTTACTCCTTGTTTTTCATAGTTCATATGCTCGAGGACAAAATAACATCGCACTATTTAAAAACCCATATATTAAAAGACAAGTACATGGAAAAGTTTCGCAAGGTTTATTTTAATCAAGACAGGCTATTCTAAATAACCCAAAAATAAGTATATAAAAATATTTATATATTTATTGTAATGTCAAGCAAAAATTTCTTATCAGATGCAAATGTTCAAATGTTGTGGGAAGTATTGATAGATGAAGAATCTATTATGAAAGACAAGCGCACACAAGAAACATTTGTCAAGACACTCCCTGAATTTTATGAAAGAGAGAAGACAAAACCACAGAATACACTCATTGGATTGAACAAACAATTTATCTCTCTTATGATGAATTTGTTAAGACAAGACACGCCACCCACTCAAGTAGCTAGAACTATTCCGCCTTCCAAAAAGATTTTAATAACTCAAGAAGAATTGCAAAACGATCGCACATCTCATTTTGAACAAGAATTTAATAAAAAACAACAAGAATTTACAAGTGCAATGGCTGTACCGGTGCCAACCACCCCGGTATTTACAGACAATACCAAGGACACGCCACTTACAGAGATGAATATGATTATTCAACGAACGATTGCAGAGAGAAATTTAGAACTAGACAAATTTTACAAATCCGCAAATAAGGCGGATGCTGAAAACTGGTTAAAATCCGCACCGACTTCTATCAAGGAAGAAAAGGCTGTTCAAAAGGCTAACGTCATGAAAACCATCAAGATTGAGAAAAATGACTTAAATATCCCTATACCAACGGAAGAATTGAATGAGCCATCCTCCACCTCAAAACAGATTAGCTGGGGCGATAACACTACTATTGAACTGAGCGAACCTATTCAGACACAAACAAATGATTCTATTTTTTCCAAATTAAAATTAACTAATACTCCAGCACCTCAGCAAACCACACCAAGTGAGGGTATGAATATACAAGCATTATATGATTATATGACCAGACGATTTGATATTTTAGAACAATTGTGTCGCAATACAAATAACAATTAGTATTCACGTATTAATTATATAGAATATCGTAAAGCCTTAATCATATCTATATTAGACGTACTATGCTTGCAAACAGTTTTACCTAAAAAGAATGTAACATATTTAAAGTTCTTTTTGTATTCTAATTTTTTTTCACCCATATATGCCAAAACGCCAATAAAGGTTAATAACAAGATGAGTATATAGCTATAGAAAATAATATTATCATAAATCTTTAGCTGATTATTAAGGATAACATTTTTCGGGTTCTCGTTGGATTGTTCCATATTATCGTTGTTTTTAACGTCGGTTGCAGAGGCGTTAGCATTAATTGTACCAATATCAGCTTCTTTAAGTAAAACAGTTATATATGTGCTTCCTAATAAAACTGCTATTACATAAAAAATTTTGACATGAACCTTTGTAATCAAAATAAATAACAAGTATAATAAGAATGAGTTGAGTGTAACTGCTGAAATTGTTTTATCTTTAACTGGTGCAGCCAACGTAACAAAAAATATCATTGTGAACAAACCGAATAAATGTTTTACATACATGTTATTATTTAACTCGTCTTGCAATTTGCATGGCACGAGTGCCAAAAAATTACCAGAGATAATTAGAATGAATATAAAAATCGTGAAAATATTTGTTTCTGTAATGGTTTGACGAATGTCCATTCTATGTTTATATATAGAATGGATAAAATAATTAGTAGAATATGAAAATAATATTACACCGAATAACTTAATTAATCAACGTGTTGAATATTTTTTTGCCGTCTGGTTTAACTTCAAGTGTTCCGATTAAGATGGGGTCCCCGCCAGCTTCTACTGCTTTTTGATAACTTGCTAAATCATAGATATTATAAAGCGTTTCTTTCACTTTACGCGCCGCATATTTTATGCCATAAATAGTAACTGGTACTGCTGTCCAAGTAATTTTATCCTTGTTGATCGCGGCAACTACGTCCGACTGGTCCAGCTCCATATTTGGGTTGTATGAATATGACGTATTATTTGGTTCGCCAAAGCTAACGCAATTCAACCCTTCCTTAGAGCCTCGTGAATATACCGCACAATCAATGGCAGCTTCTTTAATGGCGATCGTCAATTGGTCGTTAATTGCCTCCTTAATCGTGGAAATTTCATACAATGCCTCGTCACTGGTTAATGGGATATGTGGCACACGCTTGCTCAAATCCTTTCGTTTGAGTTCAGTTGAATCGTCGCTATCAATTTGTTCCTTGGAAAACGTCATCAAATAAACGAACACCTCCACAGATTGCAACTCAATCGGCAAATCCTTGTGGCTGCAAATACGACGCGCACGACCAATTACTTGCTCCATACGAACTGGATGCCAGTAGGGCTCGGTTATATGCACGTACCGGGTATTTCGCAAGTTAATACCCTCTGATCCAGACGACGTAATCATAAATACCTTGATAATCTCTCCCAAATTATTATTGAGGGCCATCTTACGCAGTTGTGTTGCAATACTTGTTGGAATGTCGTCCCAGAATCCGTTGTATATTTTCAAGACGATTTTCTTCTCTTCGTCAGATTCTGTACCAGTGTAAAGAGCAAAGGTCGGTTTGCCAAGGTCGCTTTCTTTAATGTCTAACTCCCACCCACCAGATGTGGTCTTTCTCAAGCGGAAGCGGACAAACCCATTCTGCTCAAGAACCATGGAAAACAAGCCGATGCCTTCGAGTGTGCGGAACTGACTATATACCAAATGCAAGCCAGGATATGCAGGATCTTGTATATTATCCAACATGGCCAAGAACTTCGGGCTGTACGTTTCCAACGCGGTTTTGTTCAAGAATTCAGCGGAGTTTCTTCTCACCTCTTCAATTGCAGAGTTCAAGCGCTCCAAATAAGTCGCATCCGCAACCGCGTTAATGGCTTCGTCGCCTTCAATTTCGCCTTCATTGTCTGCATTGACATCTTGATCCAACTCCACATTCTTTGCCTTGTTTAGCAGGTTTTCCATTTCTGTGCCTGCGTCAGCCTTTTCGCCAGCGCCAGCCTTGTCACCGACTTGCTTATTTTGCTCAGGCATGGGTCGCCCAGGCGGATTAGGCATGACAAAATTACAAAATGCGCGAGAGAAAATACGATATGTGGAGGTGGGGTCTTTATAGATGCCGTCCTTGTCAAATTGTCCCTGTTTTGACTTGGAACTCTTTTCCATTTTACGCTCAGCTTTTCGCGCCGATTCATATACTTGAAACTGATAATTGCTCATGGGAATTTTAATAACATGGTAATATTCGGGCGTCTTTTCGTAGCGCGGTAATAAACTCTCTTGTGCGCTTCGGAAATAAGAGGTCAGTCCAAGGATTCGCTTTTTAAACGCGTCAGCATTCTTCATTTGTTTTGTGGCAGGGTCAATGAACCGCAATATAAACTCGTCCAATTTATCAGGCAGTGCCTTGTAATTGTGAATTTTTATCCCTGCGGTTTTGACATCAATGTCCATCTTCTGTAACGTGCCAATGACTTTGCGTTCAAATGCATCATCGCTAACAAAATCCGTCTCAATAATGGTCTCGTCCTTGTCGTTCTTCTTTTGATTAGATACACCATGATAACCCGTTCTCTCTTTGATTTTGTTTTTAAACCCAAGTGGGTTCCTGGTTATAAACAATTTTTTACTGGCGGGCGAATAATCCAAAAAGTCCATAACTTTCTCTCCTTGCAAAGCTTCTTGAAGTGTTTCTGCTGTGATTTTTTTGGTGGTCTTGACCTCGAGCGGGATTTCCCAAGTCTTGATATAGCCGCGTAATATGTTGAAAAGTATTCCAATTTCGTTGGGGTAGTTGATTACAGGAGTACCAGAAAGCAGGACGATGCGCGCATCCTTGGCGGACAACAAGTATTCATATAATTTCAAAGACATGGCTTTGGGCAACCTTTCCTTCTCTCCTCGCGCGTTTTCTGGAACCGCCTTTTCTTTTTGTAATTTATTCACTATGCGACTAATAAAGTTGTGCGCCTCGTCAATAATAATGACGCTATTGTCAAAGAGGTTTTTCTCGTAATCATTGGTTAGCTCTTGCAGACGGGACGCGCGCAAACCATTATAATTGATAAAGGTGTATTTGTTTTGAATCATCTCGTTTAGTTGGTCGTCCAGACTTTTCATGTCGCTACTGGAAAGCACATTGGGCTCTTTTGAAATATCAACCAACCATGCACCCTTGTTGCGAATAATATACTCCATCGACAACCCAAGAACGCTAGATAGGGTTTCAAACGTAGATGGGTCATCAATTCGCTCCCAGTATTGATTCTTCTTGTACATGAGATCTCCGCATTTTTTCAATTCCTCCATATAATTGTCCCTTAGCGATTTTGGGGTCATGATAATAACGCGCTTGTGGTTTTTCATCCCCTCGGCAATGGCAATACTCGTGCACGTTTTGCCTGTTCCCAATTTATGATAGAGTAAAAGACCACGATACGGCGTGTACAAATTCATATAATCCTTGACAATTTTTTGGT